ATCTGATTACATCCTTTCAATTCAAGTTCTTTCATTGGAGAAGTGATTTCTATAAATTGTGCTGGATTTTCACAATTTACAACTTTTAGAGTTGCTACTTCTTCAGTGAAAGAAACACTTGTAAAGAGTCAGATTTTATTACAAGCTTGAACTATGAAAGGTAAGAAATCTGATAGTTCAAAATATTCGTATCCTGCAAATTTGTTTTTTCAGCTTTTTTTCAAGTTTGCTGTAAGAAGTTCTGTTTTAACTTCATTGATTTTTTGGAATAAATTTTTTTCATTCATCGTGTATATTGTTTAAGAATAAAACTAATTTTCGTATTGATCCATAAATTCATCAAATCAAATACATTCTCAGTCAATCTCTATTCAATTGAGATAGTTTGCATAAGCTCTTGCTATCTCGAAAGCATAGTATCAACCACAATTGAGCCTTAATTTTGCTCTTTTGGCTCGTTTCAATAAGTATTCACTCATTTTTAATAAAGGTTAACATTAAATCTATTTGCTACCTCCTGGAAATATGCAGGATTTCTTCTTTCTTCAATTTCTATTACTTGTTCTCGCTTTTGTCTTTTCGTTTCTATATCGAACATTCCCTCAATTCATAATACCATAGTCCTTCAATCGTCCCAATGATTAAGCTTCAATAATTGATAGTTGCCGTCCTCTTGAAATCTTTGTTTATAAGCTTCCATGTTCTCTTTAATTTGCTTGTTCATGTATCGTTTGTATCAATCTTCTTTTCTTTGTTGTGCTTCTTTTATCATTTGTTCGGCTTTCTCAATTATTTCCCCTCAGTTTTTCATCCTACCATATCGGATGAACATTTTAGGATTGTTTTCCTTTGCTCCGTTCTTGAAGTATTCTCTAACTAAATCCTTCTGCTCTTCGGTCAAAGGTGGCATTCATAGAGTTTTCATTTCCATCATTTTTGTATTTGTTAATCTCATCTAAAATTGCTTTCTCTCTAATTTGTCTTGCTTGTTCTTTATACTTTTTCACAAGCTCGCTATTCTGATCGATTTTCTCTTTCCCCTCTTTTAAAGGAAAGACTCACTGCCAGGAATTAGAAATTGAATTTTGTAAGACTTGTATTTGTAAAGCCTCGTTTCCTGGATACATTTTTTCGAGTTTTTGTTTTACCAATTTGATTCATTCTTCAGTGATAGGTTTCTTTATTGCTTTCCTCATCTCGATGAAAGAATTCATTGTTTTCTCAAACTCTGTTTTTTCTTTCACTTCTACTTTTTGTGTGGTTTGTGTGGTCGTAGAAGTTTCAGAAATTTTCTTTTTGGTCGAACCTTGTTTCTTTGGAGCATTCTTTCTTCTTTCGCTCCTTTGTTCTGATTCATTTACCATTTCAAGTAATAGAGCTTTAAAAACTTCATATCACTTTACAGGATCAGAATCAAACTGAGAAACTAAAATATCGTAAGTTTCTCTCTTCATCTAATTTTCTCAATAGATAAAGTCCTTACCATAGACGAGAGGATTTCCCATAGCACAAAGTCCTCGATCGAACTTTAACTCTGCCAAGTAAATCCTCCCCCCTTCTTTTACCAACTCAAAGACTTCTCCGTTTTTGTATCAGATGAAGTTCTTTCAGTTTCCCTTGTCGAAAATTGTTAGCATTTCGTGATAGGTTAGAAAATAAAAGTTTTTCTACCTACATAAACAAAAAGCTTGCTTATATAGGACAGTAGGAGGAGTCTAATTTTCCCACCGTCTTATATAAACAAGCTATAAGATATGGTTTAGACTCCAATATCTCTTGCTTTTCTCCGTAGAATGTTTTGTGTGGTCAGACTAAGAAAAAAGCCCAAGATATGCTCTTGAGCTTTCCATTATTTTTTATCTTTTTGATTGCATTTTGGATTAACTTATACTTGTTGTGCAACCCTAAGTTAAATGACAATGTCTTTTTACTCAAGAACAACTATATTATAATCGAAAAAATTTTAATTGCAAGAAAATCTTCACTTTTTTCCCATTAGTTCAGACCTTTAATTATTCACGAAACTTGACAAAAATTGAATAAATTTTATAATTTTTTTTACTCTAAAAAATCTATAATCAAGAAACAATACTCTTGACCTTGCTTTTCTCTTATTCTTCTTTTTAAATTCGTGAGAAAGAGTAGTTTAAAACTTGTTTTTCTCTCCTACTCTATTCCCATAAAAATTTCCCTCCTACCACTACCCTATCGATTTATGGATCACTATTTTTTTGTTTAAGAAATGAAAAAATTTTTTTTAAAAGAAAAAGTACCAAAAAGAAATAGATGATTATTTATTATTTATATGTTTATTTATTACTTAATATACTAATATATATATACTATATATATATCAATAAGGTGCATTTTTTACATTTTTCTGAGTTTTACTAGTTCTTATCTATTGAATTACAGTGTCCGAACAGTGTCCGAACAGTGTAAAGACAGTGTTATGACAGTGTTCAAACAATGTTCGAACAGTGATAAGACAATGTTAAGACACTGTTCAAACAGTGTAAAGACAGTGTTAAGACAGTGTAATTTTCTTACAATTTCTCTTTCACTAATTCTTGCACTTCTTCAAGCTCTTTGTCCAGACATCATAAGTAGTTTTGAGTTGTTTGAATATTTTTGTGTCACAATAGCTTCTGTATATGAAAAATACTAGCCTTTTTTCTTATCAATTTTGTAGCGAAACTATGCCTAAAAATATGAGGTCGAACTTTTATCCCTATCTTGGCTCATTCTTTCCTTACCATACTTTCAACCGCATTCCTTGAGAGTTTTCAAGGCTCGTTGTGGCTATGATTTATGAATAACTGCTCGTAGTCGTCGTTTCTTAATCGTAAATAATACTCTATAAGTCTTCTTTCTTCAGTTCATCTCTTAAGAAAGGTTACTCTATGGATTCATCATTTCCCTACTATTTGGATCATGTCGTCCTTTAAATCGCTTTTCTTAAGTGCTAATAATTCAGATACCCTTAGTCCCGTATAAAAAAGTAATTTAACGATACATAAATCTCTTATCTTGATAAGAATCTGATTTTTATTTTTTGTCTTTCTCTTTTTAATTTCTTGAAAGATACTCTCTATGTTTTCGTCCGTTAAATATTCTATATTCTTTTCAGGCTCTTTACTAAAATTGACCCCCTTGTAATTTATCACGGCTCTCTCCATATAAAGACAAAATCTAAAAAAGCTTCTGATTGCTCAAACATAGAGATTACATGTCTTAATCGTTTTGTTTATTCTTTGAATTGCGATCCGTTGGTCGATATGGTAAAATTTTACCGTTTCAGGATTATAAAGAGAAACATCTCCTCAATACATTCTTTGGAGATAATCCTCAAACTTCTTTAAGACTCTGTTATAATTGTCTGTGGTATTCTTTGGGCTGTTTCTATTTATTTTCTGTCGTTCTATAAATTTTTCTATCATTGGTAAAAAATATAAGTATTAAAAAGATTCTACTTATAAGTCTAACCACATTGACTTTATATATTTTTGATTTATAATTTTAATTGATATTTTGAAAAATACTCTAACTTTTAGTTATCAAAAAAAGACCCGTAAGGATCTTTTTATATGTTACTTATGCGGCTGCACAAGGATCATAGTAGAATCAAAATCTTGAAAATGTTGGAGGATTCTTTTTTGTACATTCTTCATAAGCTTTTTTCTGTTCTTCAAGTCTTTTCTGTTCTTCTTCTTCCTCTAATCTTTTCTTTTCTTCTTCCTCTGCTTTAAGTTCCGCTTTAACTTGTTCCTTGATTTCTTCTTTAACATCTTCTTTCACTTCTGCTTTTACTTCTTCCCTTACTTCCTCTTTAACTTCTTCTCTCATTTTCTGAGCTGTTTCTTCTGCTGTTTTTTCTTCCCCTTTTACTTCTGTTTCTACTAATTGATCCAAAACTTCTCCGCATTGTTTACCTACTTTTTTGTTATTCTTTTCACAAGCTGTAAGAATTGTTATCATTTCATCAGGACTAATTTCTCCTTCAGCTATCACTCTTAAAACTAAAGTATACAAGAAGTCAGATCTGATTTCTACGGCGAAACCTACCCCTATAAATGCTGTAAATAATACAGCTATTAAAAATTTTTTCATTGTTTTTTGTAAAAATAAAATCACGGATAAAATAAAAAAATAAAATAAAAAGTCAAGAGTAAAAAAAAGAGGAGTAGTTACTACTCCTTAAAATACTTTCCAAGTTCTCTCTCAATATCTTTCTTTTTCCCCTTGTTCATTTCTCTTAGTTTTCTAAGTGATTCATTCACAAGATGAAGTTGTTTTTGGTATTCTTCATCGTGTGTTTTCTCCCACATATCAGAATTAAGAGGCATTGTGATATTGATAGCTGTTTCTATTTTATCGATGAGATTTTTCATCTCGTTTAGTCTTTTAACATCTTTCTCTTTATCGTCTTCTATCTTTACGATTAAGTAAGAGGAATTTTGCCGACATCCATTTCTTCTTAAAGTGGAGATTTCAGGAACCACTTCATAGATATTCGTATAATAACCGTTTTCCGTTCTTCCCTTGTAGTTGTCTTTTACAAATTTTTTACCTTCTCTACCAATAAGACAAACTGCATGTCCTCGAGTTCAAGTTCAGAAGTTATCGTTGTCTATCTTTCCGTCTTCTTTTCTGTCTTTCGTATAAGCTGAATTACCATTGAAAGAAGTACATAAAGAGTAGTTTTTCTCTATTACATCTTTAATAGCGAAATCGTTTGTATTCCATATACGATAATAAGCTACTTTTTCGTTTGGATACCATTCCATCCATTTATCACAAGCCAAGTCTACGGCATTCTGAGTAAACCATCCTTGACCTCTTACTCTACCTCTATTAAAAGATTCTTCTATTACTTCGTCTATTTGCTCTTGTGTCAATTCTCTATTGAACAAATCAGACAAAGCACCTAAAGCCGAGTAAATCGTACAATCAGGAGAGTTTCCTTGATTATACTCAAAAATTTTCTGGTCTTGTTTCTCCAATTCTGGAAGTTCTGAAATCATTTCTCAGGTAAGGAGTCGGTCTTCTTCCGTTGCTCCTGTCCCCAAACATCCATTGATATTTTTTTCGTCCATGTTTCTTTTAAAAAAGAATAAAAGTCTGATTTATTTTTCTTTTTCTTCTCGTAGTGCTATAACATAATTATAAACTACTTGTGAAATTCCATATACTCCTAAAGTATACTGCCAAACTTCATCCAATAGTTCAGGATATTTAGTCTTGAAAAAATAATACACTCCTCAAGCTACGATAGATAAAGCTAAGATAATAATTCTAGCTGAAGTCTTGCTCTTTTTAGCAATTTGAGTTATTACACTCAATAAAATTCCTGTGATTACTTCAATCATTTCTATTAGTTATGAATTAAAACTAAACTCAATACGGCTCCAATCACTGCGGTTAAGATAATCCAGATTATCTTCTTTCGGTTCTCCTCCATTGATTTGACTTTGTCTTTACAATACTCAAATTCTCCTCTTGTGACAAATTGACTAGGTAAATTATCAATTTTCTCCGCCAACTTGTCTATCTTTGCTCCTAATTCCTCAAATTTTCTTGTATAATCCTCTCTCAAATCTTGTTGGTTCTTCTCTAATTGATCAAGCTTCATTTCAATGGCATCGGGGGATAAAGTCATCTTTATTATTTGAATTAAAAACTATCTACTATCTTCACTATTTCTTCTTTCTGTTCTTTACTTAAGAAGTCCCCCATATTGTTTTTTATCATTTCTTTAGCTTGTGGGTTATTCTTTAAAAGTTGGGGGAGTATTTGCTGAGCAAACTGATTTACTTCTTCAAAGTTTCTGAAGTTTACTCATTGAGTAGGGATCCCCATTTGTTGCAATTTACTTTGCAACATTCCCCTCATCATTCACATTACCAAGCTGTCCATTTTTATATATTTAGTAAATAAAACCTAATTATACCACTGAGAACATAAAGCTAAAGCCTCATTTATAAAGTTATCTAGTCGTTCTTTAGTAAAGACATTACAATATTGATTTTGAATATCTGTATTGAAGTCTATTCAGAGTCTAAAAGGTACATAATCATATTTCTCTCCGTTTCTTAAGTTTATATCTGTATCATATCCAAATCTTCAAGCATCCGTTCAAGCCCACATTACTAAAGCACTTCTTCATAAAGCCTTGCTTGCATGATGTAAACAAGAATCACATCATATAACAGGATACCTTCAAGGTAAAGTTACCATCCATCTTAAGTCTTCCGTTGTGAATTGTTCACATCCGTTTAATTTTGGTTGTTCATCTGTTTCTACTACATAAACTGTATATCAATTAGCTCTTAGATTATCTGCTATATATTGAGCATCTTCTACTTTGAAACTTCTATAACTTTTATCAGCTCCATATTTATTCATACTACTTCCAAAAGGTTGGAATAAAACAGGTCTGTTTCAAGGTAAAATATTACTTAGTTTCTCGTGTTCAGCTAGGAATAAACAAGGATTAGATTCTTCTACTTTAAGCTGTTTTGCTGATACCTTTAGTCGATTTTCTCCTTTATTATAGAAGTCGCTATCACTATAAGGCTCTAAAGTTATAAGTTCATTCCCTCTTATAACATTCTCCCACAATGCTCTATCTCAAGTTCAGTGGACGGCTTTAATATAAGGATTTCATCGGAAAGCGAGAGGTCGACTTGTGATAACAGAAACCTCTTCTTTTTTTGCTAATTCTGTAATAGCTCAAGTCATAGCGATAACTCTTCAAAGTCATCAATCAATGTATACAATTTTCATCTGTTTGGTTTAAATAATAAAAGATTAAGACACCCTACATAATGTACCATTAGAACAAAAACAATGGATTTTATAACCACATTTACAAGTAATAGACCCTCAAGTGAAACAATATCAGCAATCTAAAGGATACCTAAAAATAAACACTCATTTACATCAATTTCATCACTTATATCAGTTGTTAGCAGCGGTTCTATATCATCATCAACCTCATCAGCTTCAATGGGTAGTTGCAGCTATTCAGGTAGAAGCACAACATCCTCAACTTCATCATCCACATACTCAAGGAGTTCTCTTACATCATCATCAACTTCATCAGCTTCAATACCACACAGCCGTTCAAGTTATATCACTACAATATCAGCATCATCCAATTCCACCATAACAATCACACTGTGTTTCTCTATCACAATAACATCACGGCATTCAAGGACAACATCGTCCACCTCATCAGGCTCATCGTTGTGTTGTGTTATCTCCTCACTTTTTTCATTGTTTATTGCAAGCATTTCATCAATTGTAATTTCAACAAGAAGCACCTCATCCACTTCAACCATTACCTCAATCGCTTCAAGTTGTAGCATCAATAGTTGGTCATCCTCCACCACCACCATAAGCGACAATATCTCAGAAACAGCTATCTCCACCCCTTCCACTATCTGCAGAAGTACAAGTACAACACCCCACTCAACCAGCTCATATAGTAATACATTTAGATCAATTAACCTCTAAGTAATAGTTATTACAATGCACAATTCATCATCAACCACCTCATCATCAAGGATAATTTCGACTTCTTCATCAAGCTCCGCCTCATCAAACGAGCAAAAATTCCATTCAAGTTCATACAATCATTTTATCTCAAAGGAATACTCAATTTATATGCATACTCTCTATATAAAGAAATAAAACTGCTCTTTATTAAGGTCTTTTTTCTTATGGCTATCACCTTTTATAAAGAGATTACACTTTATCCATTGCTTGCAGTTGCTGTAGCAGGTGGATAAATAGAAGTATATGGAGAGCTTACAATGTAAGAAGGAATTGGTGTAGGTTGTAATCTACTCAATAAATCTACTGTTTGCTGATTGTTTTGAGCAATTACTTTTTGCTCTGCCAACTCCGTCCTAAGCCTTTGTGTTTCCTGATTGCACATTGCATCAAGAATCTTTTGAGTATTAGCAGTTGAATTTGCTATAATTTGACAAGTGTTTTGAGTAGCTTGTTGAATTGCTTTCTCAATATTGTTGTTTACATTACAGAATCCCATCTGAATCATACTAGTTTGGTTTGCTTGGTTTTGATTTGAGAAAAGTTGATTTTGTCGCATAGTATTATTATTGATTAAATCAACCGTATTGTCGTGGTTATTGTTAGCATTGCTATTTGCCATCATCCAAGCTCAAGCATTACCATTATTTCCGAACCCAAATCAGTTATTACCTCCTCGTCCTAAGAAAAGGAGAAGAATAATAAGCCAAGTTCCCATACCTGTTCAAAATCATAAAGCATTGTTATTATCCATATTTATTAGATTAAGAGTAAAAGTTTTGTTTTCGTGGTATCTTTCTTTATATAGCCCACCACCTCTTTACTCTTTCATATATTCAGCATAGAGTTCTTGGATTTTGTGTTCATACATCATTTTCTCAAACTCTTTCTTGTCTTCAAACTCTTTAAAATGCTGTACTTTTTCTATTACATAAGCAAGTACAAGAGTTGTGTCTTGTGGATGTTGCATAATATAATCCACTACTTTATCAATATCCACTTCCGTGTTATTGAAGAAATGTTTTGTTTCAAATTCCATTGTTTTATATTATTTTAGAAGATAAAAGATTAAGAATTACATCATAAATAAATATCTCATATTACTTTTGCTGTACTTACGAGTGGTCAGCATCTATAGGTTATTTTTACTTCTCAATTACTACAAGCAGTTGCTCCTCATCATTGTGTAAGAGTCGGATTAGTTGCCGTACTCTTTACATATCCACTTCATCATCAAGCCCCCTTGTCGTCGCATATTCAAGAGCTATCTCATTTTGATCCATTCCCTCACCATCGTCCACCTCATCATCCATGTCAAGCACAACCACTACCATTTCAACCATTAAATTGATTTGCTCAAACATTACCTCAGCTACCGTGTCAAGTTTGTGTACCTCATGCTCAAGCAGTCCCATACCCACAAGTACTACCATTTTGTCAACATTCTCATCATCATTTTCATCAATAACAAGTTGCATTATATCATCATCATGCACCACCTCAGATAACCAAAGCTCTATCACTATCACAAGCAGTTATAGCATTACATCCTATAAATACTCAAGACAACCCCCCTCAATTTCTACAATTCGTAGTTGAACTTCATCAAAAACCATAAGTACGACCACAACAACAAACAGACCCCTTTTCCCCCACCATTATTGATAGTTCATCTCAAGTATTTAAGACAAAATCACCACATGCAAGTCATCAAGCAGAAGTATAACTTCAAGCACCTTTTGCTGTTATAATATATGTTCAAGGGTAAGGAACTGTATAATGTTGGTCGCTTCAAGTATAACAGAAAGTACAAGTAAAACTCGGTCTTTGCCACATTTTATAAACATAAATAGCCATTCTTTATTCTTAGTAAGTAAAGAACATTGTATCGTTTTCTTGTTCTGTATATTTATTTTCCAATGCTTGATATTCTTCTTCAGAACCAACTCGTCAATATTTTGGTTTATCAGGAGAGTTATCAGCTCGAACTAATCCTCCTTCTCCTCCACTTCCTCAGAGTTTATATTCTACATTATCTTTAAAAGAGGTGGTTATTGTGTTATCACTGTTTCTTTCTCGAATACTCCGAGCTTCAAAAGTGAAATATCCATCAAAATTAGAAGGTCTATCTGGGATTAAATCTCAAAAAGTTGTTGTATCTCATGTATATACAACCGTATTTCAGGTTTTTGTCCATTCTGCTACACTATCATAATATTCGAAATTGATTCTAAATCATACCAATGAATATCAATCTCTTGGAGAAATATGATAATGATATGCCGATATTGAAGATAAAAATGTATTATAGATAACATCAGTTAAACCAATAGCTATATCAGCAACATCAAAACTATCCATTTCTCATTCTTCAGGTTCGTCTGAACATCAAACTTTTTCGTGTAGAAACAATTCCATTTCAATTGGATTTCAAGCCATTTTGTTTTATTTTAAAAGATAAAAGTTAGAAAGCAGATCATCCTCCTTGTTTAACATATTGCCAAGTTGTATCGTAATAAATAGTATATTCTCGGTTTGTTGTTTCCCATACATAAGGAGAACCGTCAAAAACATCTTTTCAGATAAATTCGTGGTTGTTTGTATAAGTAAAAAGCCTTTGTTCTCCTGAAAACTTATCATAATATCAAGAAGCATCTGTATTAAGTTCTGTTACAACATCCAATGGATCCATTTCTTTAAGTTCTGACATCTCTTTGAGATTACTTTGATTCTCATAGATAAAATAAGTTTTTCATGGAGCTGGAGTCAGATTTCTATACTCTTCAATAGTTTTAAATTCTATTGATTGGTCTTCTTGTAACTGTACTTCTTCCCAACTATAAGAACCACTATTTTCTACACATTTATAAAAATAACCGTTTGTATAACTTGCTGTAGTTGTTCATACATATTGGTAAATCTTACCTTCATTACTTGCACTTGCTGTAGGTAAAGTTGAAACTTGTATTAAGTCTTGCTTACCGTTCCAAGTCGTTTTTTCTGCTGTAGTTACAAATTTATTTGTAGAAGTAGAATCTGAAAGGTCATCAGGATTAAGAACTACCGCTCCTGTTTTACTATTTACACTAATTACGGTATCAGTAGGAGTTAAAATCTCTTTCCAATTACTCAAAGTAGCATAACTTCCACTACTTAAAACATAAGTTTTGCTTTCACTTGTTACGATACCAATATCTCCTTGTTCTGCTGTAGTAAGAGTTATAAGGTCGTTTTTATTTGTTACCGTGAAAGTATCTGTTAAAGCTACTCAAGGTAAAATTGTCGTATCTAATTTACCGTTTACATCCAAAACGGGTACATTTCAAGCACTCGTTCAAGTATCTTTACTTGCTGCCGTTCATAAATCTCCGACACTATCGTCAACATATTTCTTTGTTGCTGGACTTCCTGCATATTCAGGAGTATAAGGAGTTGCATAATTAACTCCTGTTGCTAAATATCAAGGGTTGGTATTATTTACAACAGAAATAGCAGTTACATTCGCACTAACTATTGTAAATTTAAGCCCTGTATCTTTCATATAGGTATTTGTTCCATCGTTGCTTGTATCACTCTCTAATTTTGTTCTTAAAAAGATAGGGTCGCCGTTATCAAATCAAGAAAGAAAGTAATCTTCGTTGTTGTATCTTATAACAGCACCATCCCCTCAGAGAGCATATTCATAAATCTGTTGAGCTACCGTTAAAGAACTTAAAGAAGGAAGAATAAATTGTCTTGTGTTTACCGTTGGAGTATTGAGAAAATTATTATAATCAAAAGCATCGTTTTCTATTCCGTTTGGATCATAAATAGCTTTTGTCATATCTCAAGCACCCGTTCCGTCTGCTCCGTCTTGAAGTTGAAAACTTGTAACCGTTCCGTCTGTTTCTGTAATCGTTACCGTTGTTGTTTTTCAAGCTTTTGAGCTTGTAATAGTATCTATTCCGTTTCAAGTCGCTCCTGTGTTTCAAGTATCTCCTTTATCTCCTTTGAGTTCTGTTTTTGCATCCGATAAAGTAACAGTATTTGTATCGTCTTTAGTAAAAACGATATTGTTTCATGAAAAAGCGGCTGATACAATACTCGCTCCTGTATCTCCTTTATCTCCCTTATCTCCTTTCGCTCAAGTTGGTCCTTGTATCCCTTGTGGTCCTCTCTCTCATTGGATTCATTGATCCCCTTTATCTCCTTTCTCTCATTGAATACCTTGTATTCCTTGTGGTCATTGGGTTCCTTGAGGTCATTGTTCCCCTGTATCTCCTTTATCTCCTTTGAGTTCGTCTTTACTTGCTAATCTTGCTTCTTCAGAAACAGAATCTAAAATCAAAATCTTATCATTTTCTGATACTTCAGATTTTTCTTCTATGTCTGATATTGGTTTTACTGGTAATTCTGACATCTTTTATTATTTAAAAATAAAACTATTCTCTTTCAATCCTACTTCTCCATACTCTCTCGTTTTCTCTGTTTCTACTCCTCCATTCACGGTCTGTGTCTTCAATTCTTATTCTCCAAAGTGGGTCTTCAAAATATGCTGGATCAGTTTTGATTCTTATTCCCATTCAGTCTTTAGGGTCTGTGATAGCTGTTAAAACCGTACTAAAAAAACTTCACAAGGCATAATTTCTACTTTTTGTCTGATAATCTATCCTTGATTTAGTCTTCCATATTGTAGGTGGCAACTGTTCACTCATTACTAAAAAACTGCTTAAATAAAACAGTTGTAATATAATCAAAATTTTATTTTTGGCGGATTAAAAAAAGAGTCAAAAGTCTGACTCTCTATTTTATGATTCATTTTTCTTTCAGATATTTTACTATCTCCTCGACTTCAATATATCTTACTCCATACCCTCTCGGTCAATACTTCGTGATAGAATCGGTATATTTCAAAGCAATATACTTTTTCTTGTTGTTCCTTACCGTTCTTGGATCTTTCCCAAATTCTGTTGATTTCTTAATCTCTAACATTGCTATTGAAAAAATAAAAAGCCTTTTTTCATCTTGCTTAGGATGTTTCAACTTTATTCATTTTCTCGTTGAATTTCTTCTCGTGATTCGAAGTTATCCGTTGGATTGTTTTCTGCTTCTCGTTCTTCTTCCATTTTCTTTGGATCTCGTGTATCACGGATTGTAACGATTTCAGGAAGTAGTCAGAACGGTCAAAGTTGGTCTTTTACTGATTCAACATACTCCAAATATTCTTCATAATTGTTTACATACATTTTGCTATAAAATAAGAAATAAAAGTATTTTAGGAGGAGAGTTTAAAACTCTCCGTCCATTCTTTCAGCTTCTACCATTGTGATATATTCTTCAATAGTAGGTTGTGATTTATCAAACTTTGGATAGAGTGATAAATAATCTGAAATTACTTGATCAATTTCTTCTTTTGTAGCACAAGCTAATCGGTTTTTGTAGAACATTTCTATAAACTTATAAGATAAAAGATTTTTTGTAATTGCTCTCTACTTCAATTACGACTATAGTATAATCATTTTTTTTCTAATTGCAAGACTTTTTTGACTTTTTTTATATAAAAAAATACATAATGAAAAGAAATAAAAAAGGAGTGGATAAGTTTAGTTTAGAGAGTCCACTCCTTCAAATCTTTTACCCTATAATCTTATAGAGCATTGTTTATATATGTTTTTGTTTTCTAAAGTAAAGAGATTTATTGTTTAGCCTTTCGTTGAGCTAATTGTTCTAACAAATAAGCTTTTTCTTCTTCTCTCCTTTCAGGAGGACAAAGAGCAAGCATAATCTCAATTTTTTCTTCAGGAGTTTTTGCATTTATCAGATCCTGTTGTAAAGCACTGAATTTAGAAGAAAGTAAATTCATATTGATATTTTCTGCCATGTTTATGATTTATTAAATAAAGATTTAATATATTTAGAGATTTCCTCTTCATTTACATCAATAGCTTCTCAATTTCATCAAGTAGGGATTTCTTCAAATGTTTCTAGATCGAAAATCGCCTTTTGATTGTATTTGTTTGCTATATCTATAGCTTCTTTTTGCATATTCTTAGGTAAAGCAATACTTACATCAAGATATACATTTCAATCATTTACTCGTCATCCTAAAACATATCAATCATCAAATAATTTATCAATATTCTCTTTAAAATAATCAAACACTTGTCCATCGTTAAAGTCTTCTACTTTGATTATCTTTGATCTGTTAGGATAAGGAGATACAGCAAGGTAAGGTTTACCTCAGAGATTATTCTTTTTTAGAACATCCAAAGTTATTCCTCAATTATCAATAATTTCTTTTGATATTCACTGATATTTATCAGCCATCCCTCACTGTAATGTATTTACATTATACTCAGGATTTTCGATTTTTCAAGAGAATCTTTCAGAATTTATTACATTGTCCGTTGTATTTGCCACATTATCCGTTGCATTTGCTACATCGTCAAGTTTATTCCCTACTTTTGACAATTTACCGTTTTCTTTATCGATAAGTTGGAAAAGTTTTCTTATATTTGTGTCAGGGCTGTTAATATAATTGTACCATTTAGAGATTAAATTCATTGTTCAAGCTTTAGCCATTCCTATTGGATTTGCAGTTAATATAGCTTGTGTAAATTCTCAACCAGCCAAAGAGTCGATAATTGTTTGACTAAGTCCTTTAGCATTTTTTCTTGCCTCAACTAAAGCCCTTTTTGCTACTTCATCTTCTACTGTTTTTATTTTACCATACATACTCTTTAGTTTTTGGTATTCTTGTGATTTTACACTTCCTTTATTGATTGCATCCGTGAAAGCCGTTTCTATAGATTCATCAATTCCGTCTTTTATTCCCTTATTCATTTGTGCTATAATTGCATTTTCTGAAACATCATTCATATTAGGATTTTTAAAGAAAGAAGTTAGTTTTTGATTATAAATTTGAGTGATTTTTTGTGCATCTTCTATAGAAATTGTTCCAGCTTCATCAGTATATTGTTTTAGTGCATTTTTATATCTTTCTATTACATTTTTTGTGTTAGGATTAGCGATATTTTGCGATACATCCTTCCCTAATTCATCAAGTTTATCTATTACATTATTAAGATTTACCCTTGCTCCTTTATCTCCTGCTTCTTGTGCTATTCAGTTATAAACATCATACACGGTTTTCTTAAGATTTCCTACAGCTTCTCTTGTTTCTTTCATTGTAGTAGGTAACTTACCTTTTACTACATCTCAAGCCTCATCTGTATATTGGAGAAGTCCTTTATTTTTAGACATGAAGTTTCAAACATCCATTGTATCATCTATAAACTTGTTATAGTCTGCTTGGCTCTGTTTTCACTTTACCGTTGGTTTTATAGATTTTGCAATCAATCCTTCAGCTTCTTTTCTTATTCATGATCCTTTATTTGCCAACCAATTACCAACCTTACCTCCTACAGCACCTCCTCAAACTCCTAAAAGAGCTTCAGTTGGAGAAATATTTAAATCTCATTCAGCCCCATAGTGTCCTAAAAGAGTTCAAACTGCACCTTCTCAGGCTCAAAGGATTCAAGCCCCTAAAGCAGTTGAAGAAGCATAAATAGGAGCAGTTGCTACAGCCATTGGAGCAGTTACTCATATTCAAGTAGCTATATCTCAAGCAATTTCTCCTCATTTTGTCCATGCACTATTTGCTCTTTCTTCTCATAATAAAGGGGTTCTTATATCTGTTGCCTCTCTACCGTTAAAAGTTGTTCAGTTTTCTTCTGCTTGTTTTACAGATTCTTGATAAGCCTTTACTTCATCTTCTCAAAAAAGGTCTATTGCTTTTTCTTGTACTCGTTTTTGTAAATCACTACCTTCTAATTGTTCAGCTCCTCGTTTTCAAAGTCTATCCATCCATTGACCTATCATGTTATACCCTCGTTTTCAAGGAGATTGGAGGAATCCAACTCAAACATCAGCGATTTTTTCTCCTGTAGTTTCCTCCAATTCTTTTTTAGGCATAGAAGCAAGTCCTAATTGTTGTACTAATTCGTATTCACTACCGTCCCCCATAAGAAAACTATCAGAATATTTTTTAGCTTGTGGATTTTTAGCATTAAATCTTGAGATTAGTTCTTCATCAGGCATATCATCCCAATTTTTACCGTGTTCATATCCATATTGTCTATAAATATCAGCCAAAGCCCCCATTTTACTAAGAGAATTATTAGCATTTTTCTCTTTTTCTACCTTGCTATCTTTTGATTTTTGCTTTAATTCCATTCTCCCGTTTTGCCTATCCTTTACAAATTGCTCATGTTTTTTTACATCCAATTTTTTTGCATAGAGATCATCTTGAATAATCTTCTGTTGAAAAGGATCTGAAGACATACTTTGAGATTGTTGTTTAATAACATTTGTTTCTTCTAAAGTTAATCATGGGAACATATTATTATTCGTTCAAGTATTTGTTACAGCCATTATTATAATTATTTAAAAACTAAATATCAGTATTATAGAATCAAGGTACTCAAGCATCAGCCAAAATGTTAGAATAACTGTTTAACATATCTTCCAATGTTGCTTCAAATTCTGCATCTGTACTATACCAATTTAATTTTGTAGATGCTGATCCTACTAAATCCCATTCTGACTTTTGCATAGCTCCAAAAGTAGCACCAGCTTTTTTGAGTTCTTGATATGTATTTAATAACTCCGTATTTTTAACAAAATTATATTTATTGATTCCATCAGCTGTTGTATTATCAAAAAAGAATCTTGTATCTTTATTATCACCTTCAACTCACGACATAGCATCATAAGTTGCTCTATCGATATATCAGGAATGTCTGCTTCATGCCCCACTTGAACTATTTTCTTTATTCCATTGTAAAAGTTCTTTTACTGCATCATACCTTTTTTTTGTATCTTCTATCAAAGTTACTTTGGCTTGATAGTCTAGATATTTTTTCTTTTGTGCATTGTATTCTGGCAATGTTATTCAATAACTTTCTAAAGTTGATTTTCTTTCATCATTACTTGCTCGGTCTTTTTCTTTTTTATATTGATTTTCTAATTCTGTAATCCATCATCAAGCATTTACTTCTATTCCATTACTTGTTACTTTTGATACTCATTCATAAGGATTTTGAGAAGAACTATCTGAATAAGAAGTAGTTGTTTCTTTTTGAACATCATAATTAGAAGGTTTATAATATCACATTACTTTATTTGCTACATCTTCTTTCGAGTATCTTTTTATATGGATTTTTTCATCACTCTTTCAGTTACTCTCCAAAACATCAATACTTCCATCTGGATATACTTGTGAAATAATACCAACATGTCCGTGGTTTTCTCAATCAGAACCTGTGAATCATAAATCAAAAGCTACTGCATATCATACTTGTGGTCATTCTTCTTTACTCACATTACAAGCTTTTCTTTTCTGTTCTAATGAATTACCGAAAATTTTACTATTACCTCATGAAAGCAAAACATCATTTACAAAAGCCCCACATTGTCCTCAATAACTTCAATCTCTAATTGCTCATGCTAAATTTTGGATATAATCAGCCCAAGTATTAGAGTTTTCATAAACTTCTTTATAAGCCTCCCTTCTTGTTGTTTGTGTTTTAAATGCATCCTGTGGGATTTCTCCATATCAAGAAGCCTTTATAGCTATATTTCAGTTTTCATCTATAGTATAAGAATATTGTTGTTGGTACTTATTCAATCCGTATGCTTCACTTATTCTTGATTTATACTCTGCCTTTCATTGTAAAGGTTTGATAAAGTTCTCTGTTAATGCTTGTGCTACACTTATTCCTTTTTCATTAGCATAGTTTATAATATCGTCTACTACTTGGGCTTGACTCCTTTGAATAATATCTCCGTACTGTTCATAATAAGAAGTTAAAGCATTGTTGAGATTTGCTCTTAGTTGCTTTGGATCACTTACAGAAAGGTCTGTTAATTCATTTTGTAATTGATTCTGGAGTTTAGCACTTGCATATTGATTGTATAAGTTCAAGTCTTGTTGTTTTGATTGCTGTAATAAGTTCATCTCGTTTGAAATTGCTTGAGTAGTCAATTGAAGTTGTGCTTGTTGTTCTGGAGTTCTATAACTTGCTGTTTGCATAGCGAAACCAAGTCCTTGTAATCTTTGATTGAAGATTCTTTGGTCTTCTTGTGCTTGTGCTTGCATAACTTGAGCCGTTTGATTTGCAACTGCTAGATTTGAATTCCTACCGTTTAATAAAGTAGTATAAGCATTCTGAAGATTAGCTTCTACTTGTTGATAAGGAGCTAAAGCTTTTTGCATTCTTGCGGCTGCTAAAGCATCACTTACCGTTCATCCTGCTGAATTTGCATATCTATTCATAATCTGTTCCATCTTTTGATGGTTTTGATTGAGTTGGTTTTGGTAACTTTGGAGCTTTTCACTATCACGGAACACTCCAAGCTTCTCACACATCGATTCCCAATTATCATAGATTTTATAAGATTCTCCTGGATCAAGATTTAGCTTCTTTGAGAGAGAATTAAATAAATCTGCATTAGCTGTAGGGTCTGCTGGAGTTGAAAGGTTAGCAATTCTCAAATTGATTTCGTCTTGCTGTTTTTGTTGCCGTTCTCTATAAGCTTCTGGACTGTATTCTTTAATATAGTTGAGTTGGTCGTTTGTGATTTCTGCATCATTCATACCACTAATAATTGAATCTCCTGTAGTATATTTCTGAGCAGTGTTTACAGATTCTTTTTTCTTCCAATAACTATCTAAAAGTGCTTTTTGCTGGTCGCTTCTTTCAGAATAGTTAAACATTTTATTATAAGTATCTCTATCCTTGAAGTATTCAGGATTATTCTGTCGGTAAGCATTAAGATTATTTGTTATCTCTTGCATTCTTGCATCACTATCAAGAGTGTAATCAGCATGTCAAAGCTCTTTTGCTCTTCCCTCTTGTACTACAACTTTACCATCAGTCGCTCCAAACATTGAAGTATCCAATTTCTCGTTAGGGTCGTAAGTTGGTTGTTGTTTTGGTTGTTGGTAAGTTGGTTGTGTTTGTTGTTGGTTTTGGTAGGTAGTTTGTGGACTAGAAAAAGAATTAGAAGCCTGACTTTGTTTTGGTTGTGAGTTGTTCATCTCGCTTTGGTATTGGTCCCAATAATTTTTATAAGTGGCATCCATTTGAGAGTTTCACATTAAGTCGGCTACTTGCTGTCTTTTTGATTCATCCAAACCGTCCATTTTCTTTTTGAAATCATCATAATTCATGATTCTCTTGTTTATAAAAATAAAAACACACAAATTGCTTTGTGTGTAATATAATCATTTTTTTGATTTTGGCGGATTATCATAGTTTTATAGCTTTTATCGTTCAATGAATTGTAGCACTTCAAGAAGTCCATGTATGTAAATATCAAGCTGTTATTTTTTGTCATGCTTTTATTACTTGTGTATTGCTTAGTTTTAGTACATCAGATCATCAAGTTCATCTTGATTGTGTTTGGTCAAATTGTGCTCGATATCATAAACTATCATAATACTGCATAGCACAAACATAGAATTTATATTGATAAGAGTTACTCGCATTGTAATTACTTGGCATCGTAAATTGTCATGTAATTTCTATTTGATATAGTCCATCTTCTACTATTTCTAAAACATTTGTATCTATTGACTGTATTCAATTTGTTGTATTATATTTTACCGTTTCTGGAGTTATACGATAATTTGGATTATTTACAGCTGCATCTTGAAATAATTGGAGCAAGTCGTTTGTATAACCATAAGGACTAATATCACTAAGTTCTCGTTTCTGTTTAAAGAGAATTGGGATAGGGGTAATATACGAGATTCAAGCAACACTTCAAAGCCCATGAAAGTTATACATACTAAAGTCTGTTTTCTTGTTTACATCCCTAAAGCTCCATTTATCCCCTTGTAATCAAGGTCTTATCTTTGTCCCGTTTCCATCTCTTGGTCGGTTACTATCTCAGAAAACGGCATCATCTCCATTTCTGAAATCATTTCAGAATTGTTTTCAAGCATACATTATCATCTTTCTCTTTGGTTAGCGATTAAATCTACTGTAAAGAGTTCAGGGCTTGCTTCTGCTGTTCAAGTTCCTTTTACCATAATTTGTAAACTATGAGTCTTTGGAAGTTCAAGCTTATTATTCAAGTTATGGAATCTATACTCTCCTTCTGTATATCCATCCGCTGTAATTTCTCCTATCTTTCTGAAGTGATGAAACTCAGTAAAGGTATAGAAAGGGTCGTCGTTATGGTTGGTTGTTGCTTTAGTAAGCTGTTTAATACTGTTTTCTGTTTGCTGTGGTAAATCTCCAACAAGTCTATAAGTAAACCGTGTTCCGTCATCTTCTACATATTCAAGATTATAAGCTCAAGTAGTACCTGCAATTTGGAGTTTCCAAGTTCTTAAAAGATTAAGTGCTACAGAAGGACTTACTCAACTTCAAGGAACAACATTTCACACTTTAAAAGTTCGATAGTGATAGTGATTCCCTGCTCCCCAAAACTCTAATTTACAATCTTTTGAAGGAAGAATATAAGAGGTATATAAATCTGATTCTTCTTTCTCTAAAAGATGATTTCAGAGTACGATTGGATAAACTGCTTCTCGTTCTGTTAAATAGTTTTTATCTGCTATATCGTCTTGGTAAGTCCTATTGTATTTATAAGTAACTTCTACTTCTTGTTCGTTTTCGTCTGTTTCTGTTCTCGTTACTTCATAACTTACAATAAGATTATCGTTTTCTGTTCTTAAGTCTGTTATTTCTCAAGGGATATCAAAGATAAAGCTTCATCCTTTACCTCCTGCTGTTTGTCCATAACGAAAAAGTCTATTGTCTTCTGTTGCTAGTACCAAATCTCCTCTATATTCTACCATTTTTCAGTTGAATCTGTACTGCTCGTTGGTATCGATAAAATCATTATCGGCTTTTTCATGAGTTAAACTATCGATTTCTACTTTCTTTTTATCTCCTCAAATAAGAGGTACTAGTTCTTGTGTATTATAACACCACAATTGACTTATTCCTCTGTCTTCTCCTACTAGATACATAAGATAGTCAATGTTCGTAGCTCCTTTAAAAGTGCATCCATAAGCAATATAAGGAGTTCCTTTTCATCCTGTAAGTTCGCAAGGGATAATATAACCGTTTCCATCCATGTTTCCTATCATATAGATTTTTTCATTCCAAGAAATCATATCTATTACATCCATTGTTGTTGGATTCTCCCAAGCCATATATTGCTGTAAATCCCACTGCATAACATGTTGCCTATTTTCATTTAATACCCACTGTCAATCTCGTTTATATAATGTTTGAATAGTACTTCATTTTCTCCACTTATATTCTCAAACAGTTTTTAATGTGTTTCTGTTGAGAGGTTCATAGGTATAATACTCATTATGATCTCCCCAAACAAAATCACTTCTATCTGTTGGGTCTAAACAGAGTTTTTGGAAATATCACTTTTCTGGTCATCATAATACTCAGATATTAAGTACTCAACCTGTTCGTTTGTAAGAGGTACTTCCCTCTCTTTGTTTAAATCTAAATTGTAAAGTAACATGTTCAGACCAACTTGTTGGTGCAGGTCATACGATTCATAACGGATATACAATACCTTGATAAATATCGAAATCTTCTGATGTATAAGTTGGGCTGTATTCAATACGATCTATATATGGAATCATTGAATCAGTTTGAGCATCATAGTAATATTTACAAATTCTTCTCCCAACTCTTTGCAAGAAAATATCACATTCACAATTTGATGGACTCTCTTCATCGGCATATATAGTAAGATACTTATTACCTATATGATTTGTGTTGAATACCAATTCTACCTCACAATATTGTACAGAAGCGCTGGTTGTATTAAGCATATATCATTGGTGTAAAGGATGATCTCCCCAACTCCAATATTCTCCTGGCCAAGCCGGATCTCGTTTTAAACTATCTGAAAAGTTTATTGTTGTATCTATTGTATAAGGGACTTTATTATAAGTATAGGTTGCTCTATCACTAAAAACTGTGAAAGCTCTCCAACTTCAGTTTTCATATTGTACCGTCATTCATTTTGTATTTCATCGTTGTGCTGAGTTATAAGTTCAATCTCTTCAATCATAAGATACATTATATACAGGGAATCAAGCAACAACATCTCTAAATAAAATTCAATATTGATAGACTTTACCATCACTTGTTAGACTTAAAACACCGTCATCATAAAGAATACCACTTCCTTCTTGTGTTTCTTCACTCCAAGCTGTACCTTTAGCACTTTTACTACTTGAAAAAATGTCTAAGTTTTTACTTCTTAGACATCAAGGTTTTGTAGAATATTGGTCTGTTTGTTGTCCTGCTGGAAGTCAAGAAGTCATTACATTAAGATTATCTATTGCCATTAGTCTTCTACATTAGAGAAATAAATACTTTGTACTCTTTGTGAGATGTATCTTTTCATTTCTTCCTTTTTCTGTTCATAGAGATTTCTTGCTCTATCTGCTTTATCAAAATCTTGTTTATGTTCTCGGAGTTCTACCTTTAGTCAAGCAACCAAAACAGATTCAAAATCTCGTAAGTCTTGTTGGTTAGGGAAGATAGAACCTTCTTCATCTTCAAGAGTTAGTTCATTTACTGCCTCTATTCCTTCAAGTCTTAATCCTCCTTCTATTGTTTCTTCAGGTACTCGGTTTAAAATAATATGATTATCTTTTAAAACATATCCTCTTACTCCTTCTACTTGCTCTAAGTCAGGAAGCTCTTTTAAAAGTTCTTGTCCGTTTTCAGTGATAAGATAAACCTTCTCTACTTTAGCGATTCAAGGAACATATACTGTTTCTCCGTCTTCTATGTATGATGTTTGTTCTCTTTCTATTTTATATTCAGTAGCTCATTCTTGAAGATCTGTATTTCGATAAGTTCGGAAATAGTTTTCTTGAGTTGTTACTATCATTCTGTAAATCTCTTTATACATTGCGTTAAATTTTTTCAATGCTTTTGTGTAAGGATAGTTAGCAACTGAAGTATTTGTATCTTCATAAGCCTCTTGAAATATTTCTTCTATCGTCATCTCAATAATAAATAACAAGTTAAAACATACTATTTATTAAAGAGGAGGAGAGATTTCCTCCCCTCAATAATAGAACTAAGCAATAGTTGTAATTTCTGCTTTGTAAAGTTGTTCTCCATTTTGGTCAAAGATTTTTCCTCCATGTGCAACTTGTCCTAAAATGTTGTAATACATTCCAGCTTCAGCTTCAGTTACTTTTGCTTGTACTAATTGTCTTACATAGTTGTAAGCTTTTGCTCTGAAAGCATAAACATTTGTAGAAGTAATAAGATTTGATTCAAATACTGAGAATCCAGCAAATTTTCCGAGCCATCCTTCTACTGCTGCATCTGCTGCAACTTCTGTTCCGCTAAGGATTCCAGCTTGACAGATTACAGCTGAAACATCAGGAGATACTACAAGGATTCTGTTATCCATAGGAACATCTTTTTTAGAAAGAGCTGTTCTCAATCCCATAATATCTTTAGCAACTGTTGAAGTACTCATAGATGCAATAGTTGTTACTTGGCTTGAGTGAGCTGTAAAGTAAGCATCCAACATAGTGATAATAGAAGTCTCAACTGCTGTGTCGATTCCTTCCATAAGATCTTTCATTCTCTCTCCTGAGATATTGTAAAGAGTTTGGATGTCTTCGAGTTCAGAGAATTTTTCTCTATATTGATGTAATTTATTGATTACAAGGTCAGAGTGAGTTATTGTTCTATCACTTGCTGTAATATCTGCACAAGATGTAGCTTTAATATCTCCACTGTTAGAACTTGAAACATCTGTTAAAGTGATTTTAGGACTTACAGGAACTGAGATAGTATCTCCTGCTTGTTTTAAAATTCCCTCAAATTCATAGTTAGCGAATCTCATGAAAGGTTTTCTTGGAGTATCGCTCATTTTTCTTCTTAATTCAGCAGCAACTACTGCTCTTACTTTATCTGTATTAGCCATAATAATAAATAGATTAAATAATAAATAAGGATTTCGTTTCTTCTCTGTTTAGTTGTTTATTTTACAAGAATCTTTGCTTTACCTTCTTTGATTTGCTTTTCAGCTTCAAGGTATTCTTCTCTTGGTAGAACTGCCAATTCTTCTTCAGTTCGAACCTTTACAGTTTTTTCTTCTTTTACAGTTTCAACTGTTTCAACCGTTTCTTCTGTTTTCTTAAAAGCCATTGATTTTATTAAGAATTAAATAAGTTTGATTTCCCCTTTTTCTATCTTACTTGCTATCACTCCGTAAGCTGTTGGATTTGATTCTGCAAGGTCAGCGATTTCTGAATAGGAGTACTCTTTCTTTTCTATTTCAGAATCTAATTTCTCCCTTCATGGATTAGGATTAACATTTGGAGTTGGTACAGAATAATCTGTAACTCTCATACATTGCTCCCAAGTCAAGTCAGGATACTTTGTTTTAACTGATTTGATTTCTTCGGGGATCTCATCAAATCAATACTTTGTTGAGAAAGTAACTTCATCTCTAATTGACTGAGTAATCTCCTCTTTGTTTTCTTCAGCACTCTCTTTTTTTGCTAAATCCAACTGTTTAAAAGCTTCCTTAGTCTGATTCTTTTTCTTATCGTATTTCTCTTTAGAAACGAAGTTAGCTTCTACTTCTTCCTTTGAGAGATACTTTTCAGAAAGTTCCTCTTTAGAGATAAAATCTCCCTCATTAAATTCTTGTTCTGTTCCGTCGTCATACACAATTTTTGTCATAACTGTTTAGTTTACCAAATAAAAAGATGTTGATTAGTGGTCATCCTCCACCGATATATCAGCTGTGTTACTGATCCTTGTTAATAAATAGTCTGGAATCTGTAAAAAGTCTTCGATAAATTCCAACTCTTTCAGCTCCAAATCTCTTTGATTATAGACGGTCTTACTCCTATCAATACTTACTCAGGATAGAATGCCAGTCTTTAAATCTTCTTTTCTTTCCTCTAAATATTTCACGATAAAACCTCGAAATTCTGAAGTTTTACCGTCTTTGATTACTCATATCTTATTGGAATTGAGATACATCGTTTCAATTAGTAGGTCATAAAGCTTGTGGTTGTGCTTGTTCTTTGTTATTCTGTGAAATATAATTACTTACAAGCTGGTTTTGTGATGCTCCATTTTCTCCTTGTTGCATTCCTTGCATCATTGCAGCTTGTTGTTGCTGTCCGCTTAAGATTAAAGCTTGTCTTCTTTTCATAATTGCTTTAGTCTTTGCCTTGCTATCTATTGCCTTTTCATAGACTTGAATATAAATCTTGTGATTCTCTCCCATATCTGTGATAGGTCAAACATCTTCTCCATTGTTTAAGAGTTCAAGGTCAAGCATTGCCTTATCATATTCAGGAGGGAAATCATAAATCTGATTTACAAGCTCAGAATCCATTCCCATAACATTAGCAAACTCTCTCGTTAGCTGTATCTTTCAAAATTCGTTTGCTTGTTCCATTAAAGGTTGGTAACTTGCCATAAATGCACTCTTTTTTGCTTCAAGTTTTTCTTGACTATCAAGGATAGTTACGATGCTTAAGTGTAAATCTCTTTTTGTATCAAGGTCTTTTCACATTACCGTATAAGTAACATTTCAGAATCCACTATTTAAAACAATGTTCTTTTGAGATTTCATTTTGAAGTGTTTCTGATAGCTTCTATACCGTAAAACATCCCAATATCTTTTCTCTCCTCGTAAGAATACCTTGAAAATAGTTGAAAGTCTGACATTTTGATTAGCTTGTAATAATTGACTTTGTGTAGCTGTAATTGTTTTTGCATATACTCCGATACTTTGTTCATCAAATCATATTTCTTTTGTAGCTTTTGCATCTATCATATTTTTAAGATTGTATCCATCACCACTTCCTGAAGTTTGTGTTTGGACATTTTCTACTATCTTTCTATTTTCAAGATTTCATTTAGCTGGAACATATTTTCTTTTTCAGAGTTTTCTATGTGCCAACTCTTTTCAATCTACTACATCGCTATTATAGATTGTTATTCCACTAAAGACTTCCTCGTGGATTTTATCGATTAAGAGATTCATTATTTTTTCTTCTGATTCTTGATTGTCTTTCGCTAAATCTCCTATACATAATCCATAAGGATCTCATTTTTTAGGAAGTAACCAACTATGAACTACAGGACAAGGAATTGTTGTTGGGTCTTTCTTTTCTTCTGCTCTTACAGGTTCTATTTCCTCACATCTTACAAGTAAAGTTCTATCATTAGCCCATTCTGTAAGATACCACCTGTTATTGAATTTAGTAAAGTGTCTATAAACGGAATACTGTTTCAAATTAGAGCGAACTGTTGAAAATGTTTCATCTATTCCGTACCCATCAGCCCACTGTTGCAACTTATCGAAATAACCATTTCAAAGCTTTTCTTTTAGTTCTGAAAGTTCTTTATCTGTTAGCATTAACTCCTTATTAGAATAGAGGTCGTTTAGTTCTCATTCTGTAAGGATAAGCTCGAAACCGTGAAAGTTAAATCCTTTTATTACATCGAAGTAAGGGTCAGGAATCCAACACATAGGAGAATAAAGTTTTTTCTTTGGAGATTCTGTTACTTTATCCCATCATTCATCTACTGCTAAATAAATTCAGTAGTCCACTTCATCCTCTATTTTCTTATAAGTGATTTGTTCTTCATCCAATTCTTCATAATCGAATTTCAAGAGATTATTCCAAGTTTTAGCATATTCATCATCTCCTCTTTTTCTTCCTTGGAATTCTATAAGAGGTCTATTCTTATAAAGTGCTGAGATGAAAAGATTTCTGTAAGTATACATGCTTTTACTTTTCACTGTTTCTCCTTCTTCTACTTCTTTTCAGTTTACATTATAACTTTCAAGGTAGCTTTTAAGGAGAGGTCTTTTTTGTCTTGCAACTTCTGCTCCTACACTATATTCTTGTTCTACTTTAGAGCTGATTTCCTCAAAAGTCCACCCTTTGATTTTATCAACCATTTTCTTTGTTATAATGTTATTAACCATTTTATATAAAACAAATATAAATCTATCGTGAATCTATGATTTTACCTTTCTGACTTGTTCAATCATAAAGCTCATTGACTACTGCTAAATATCTGAAAGCATCTGATCCGTGAGAACTCCAATCGTGTTCAGGTCATTTAAAAGCTTGTCTTTTTTCATCAAGTTCTTTGTGATAGTTCTTCAAACACTTTCGCCCTCGTTCTGTTTTCTCTCTATCGAAATAACAGTAAGGAAGTATTGCTCTTGCTGAATTGATACCATCTAAAACAGATAATTTAGGAACAATTTGAATATCATTGAAGCCGTACTCATACATTTTTTCTTCTACTGTTTTTCAGGTCTGCAAACTTCTAGCTTGTGCATCGTGAGGAAGTCGGATAGTTCAATATCTGTATCATTTCTCTTTCAAAATGCTTACATAGTGACTTAATCCTTCTCCGTTATTCTCGTAATAGTCTATTACTCTGATTTCTTTCCCTATTCTCTGCCAAAACCAAATAGCTGTTGAGTCGTTTATTCATAAATCCCATACCGTAAAGACATCTAAAGCTGGATCATAAGGGACTGTTGTTCTTCTTCATTGATTTTCTAGATTAGTAAGGATTTCTGCATAATAACTTCCATTGATTCAAGCATCGAAAGAACAGTAGTATTCTTGTTGAAAGATTGCATCACTCCCGTTTTTCTGAATTATCTCTCTCCTTTCTGCTTCAAGGACTTCAGGATCAATAGCTTTTGTATCGTCTACGGTTTGAATTGATACCATCCAATCCTTGTTCTCTTTTGCCATATCTAATAACTCTTTAGCATGATTATCTCATCTAGGAGTAAAATTAAATATAGCTCGTCCTCCATTTTCTGCTAGAATAGGTCTTAGGAAATCTCGTACTGCTGGAGTTTGTAAAGAATACTCAGAGAAAACAATTCAAATAGGATTCGTTCAAACGATAGAGTCAACATTATCAGATCATACAATTTGAATAATACTTCCATTGATTAGTTCTACTTTCATTTCTGTATCATTCTTTCTTTTAACCACTTCTTGAGGAATATGGTTTATTGTTTTCCATCCATCTTTATCAATTCCATCTCGTGCCGCTTTCTTTCATTGTGAGTAAGTAGGGAAAACATAGTAATAAATTCAAACTGTTTCCATTGCTTTCTTTACTATCACATTGAAACAAGCTTTATCTTTTCAAGCCCTACGATGTCGAACCATTATGATTCTTTTTATTCAACTATCGATAGCCTCAAAGATAGGAAGTTGATAATCTCTTGGAGTGAAGTGATAAGGGATTGTTAATTCTGTCATTTTTTGTAGTTTACAATGTTAATCGTTAAAGATCCATCTTGTTCCACTCTTTCTGTATACATTTTATGATACTTTCAGAGTTTCTCTAAAGCACTGTTTACATTCTTTAGGTCATAAATCTTTTTCTCTTGTCCATTGAGTTCAATGTTTTGTCTTCACATTCAGATTTCTACAATCTCTTTTAGATTTTCCAATACATATTCTACTCCTGTTTCTGTTTTTTCTATTTTTTGTTTAGATTTCTCTTTTAAGAACTCTGAAACTCCAGCATTCTCCAACAAACGAGGTCAACTCTTTTCAGCTGATTTTTGGCTTACTCAGTAGACTTTCTTATAACTTGCAGTTGCATTGAAGGTCTTCAGGTACTCTAAACAAAATAGTTTCTGTTTTTGTGTTAGTTCATTTTTTTTCATCTATCGGTTTTTAATAGATAAAACACTTATAATATAATCATTTTTTTCTTTTTGGCGGAGTTTTTAAAAAAAGAGAGATGTTTTGGATCTCCCTTTTAAATAAACCAAACATAGAACAGAAAAGAAACAATGCTACATGATTTTGTAGCGGATACAATATAATCATTTTTTATAAATTGGCGGGAGAAATTAAATTTTTTATTATGAGTCAGTTTTTCTTTAGGATATTGTCTATTTTGCTATGATGCACTCAAAGAAGATATGATATTTGTCTTGCTGATAAAGGAGAGCCTGTATATTCATATTCAAAGTAAAGGTCAAAGATTAAGTTATACATTCTTTCCCTTTCTGTTTTTCTGAAGAATCTTTTTAAATAGACTATTCATGGTTTCTTATAGATTATGATAGAGCCGTCTATTGTTCTTTCTTCTGAAAGTCTTCCTATTCTAAATAACCTTATACAATTATCACTTATCATAGCATTTTTAAAAGAGATCTAAAAGTCTGACTTTTTGTCTTTTTTTCTATAAAAAAATACTTGTTTCTTTCAGTTTCTTGGTTTTTTCTCCATACTCCTCTATCATTTCAAGAAGCTTTGGAGTACTTATTTTAAATACCGTTGCTTTATTCTTTATCATTTCATCTACTTTCTCGATTCCGAAAGTTTTCTGCATTCGCCTTGTATAGACTATGTAATTCCCGTTTAAGAATACATTA